TTCTAGTAATAACCATCAATATTGGACTCGCGGCTTTAATGCTGCTGTGACGGGCGCATCTGAGACAGCAGCTGGTGATGGTCTGATTGAAATGTCCTGGACCTTCCAGTCCAAGGGACAAATCTACGTCGGTACATACGAAGCAGGAACCACCAAGATCGATCCTTTCGCTTGATTTAGATGACTGACCTCTTAGTTTCAGAAGACGGTCGGTCTTACTTTATTAATTGTAGGGTTGAAGATGAAAGGCTCTTTTCAGGGGCAGTATATATTGCCCCTGACACTGAGTCGCCTTTAAAACTAAATCTCCCTGAAGGTGGTAACTTGACAATAGTCTTACCACCTTCTGCTGTCAGTCAGCCAACGGAGATGGTTGCGACAAGAACATCATTTTTCATAGACTAATGAGTAAGTATTCGTCTCTGTTCTTCAAAGAGAAAGAGTATTACGAAATTCTTCCTTTTCGTTTTCCTATCTACGAAGATCTCGTAGCAGGTGAGGCTGAGGGAGTTGAAGCTATTGCCCGTAAGCAAGCCCAAAATACCTACGCCCTGCTGAAGGTCGCTAAAACGGTATCTAAGAAGAAGAAAATTTCTGTCAAAGAAGCTTTGGATCTTCTGTCCAGCGCTGATACAGATAATGAGCTTGTTTATGAGTATGCGGAGGAAATGGCGGAGATTCAAAGGGAATCTTCTACTGTTGCCGAGCAGCAGATTGAAATGGTGACCTTGTTTATCCGTTATCGCGGCGAGGTGCAGGACTCTGAGGCTAAGCCTAATTGGATCCCTCTTCAGGATTGGACCCGAGAGGATACTCTTGCTATGCCTAGCAAGTTGCTGAGTGATATCTTCGACTTCATTAACTGGGAACGCAATGGCTGGCCTGAAGAGGGAAAGGACAGCTGAGCGAGCCAGACCTCGAACAAACTTTCGAGTCTTGCCGCTCTTATATAGCTTCAACCCCACTTGATCTAGAACAACTATATTTTCAACTTCGGTTTTCTCCTTTTGGAAGTGATTTTTCTGAGCAACGGTTTCTTCGTACTCCCTTAAAGGTCATATCCAGGCTTTTGACGGCGTGGAAAGAAGAACAGGAGAAACGCGCCAATTACTATTCAATTAGTACCGCTAAGTTAGCCCAGCTGGTTTTGCAGACCGCTCATGCTATGGGTGGTAGCCAGAAAACAATCACCTCCAAGGTTACTGATTTCTTGCCATTTAGTCTTGATCCGAAGGCTGCAGTAGAGGATGAAAATACAGCGCGGATACTGACTAAGATGATAAAGAGTAAGGAAATTCCGACGCACGTCGTTGCGGCTCTAAGTCCATACATAACCCCTGGATAAACTGTGGCTTCTCTCGGTGATTTAACCCTATTTGTATCTGCTGAGACTAACCGTGCGCAGCGCGATATTCAAAATTTGGGTAGAGAAGCTGATAAAGCTGTAGAAACGAAGCGAGAGTTTAATTTTTCTATCGATAAAGCGCAAAACAGTATCCGCGATTTTAAGCGTAATATCGAATCAATAGGTAAAGTTGCTCAGGCTGCATATAAAGTTGCAAAATTCGAAGGTGTCTTTGACGACGAAATTGAGTCCGCTGAACTTCTTGCTAAGAAAACAAAACAAGTTGGTGTAGCCCTCAACAACGCTCGTAAACCGGGTGAACTTCTTCAAAATACATTTGATAGTGTCCGTAGAAGTGTTACAGGTATTGTTTCTGGACTTGCCAAGGTAGGATTCGCTTTATACGGAATTCAGCAAATTGTAGGCGTATTAAACCAGGCTTTCGGTTCGACATTTAATAATACTGTTGGCCGGGCAGTCAGGTTGCAAGAAAGTATTTTAAAGACTCAAACTGCTCTAGCATCGACAAACGATATTTTCCGCAATGGCGAGGTCATAACGGACCCATATGAAGCCATTGTGTCTCTTACTGGTGAAATTGCCGAGCGTATTGAAAGTATCCGCGAGAGATCCCTGGAGCTTGCTGGCGTTACAAGTAACGAGGTGATTGAGGTATTTTCCATTGTTGCCTCACAGGCCGGTCAAATTAATGCCAGTCTTGTGGAGGCGGAGGACTTGGCAATTAAATTTGCCGCTGCACTTGGCACCTTTGGTCTGCCCATCTATCAGGCGAGACAAGAAATTGGTTCCATCTTTAGAGGTGACATTGGACCTGACTCATATCTTGCAAAATCCTTGGGCATTACAAGCCCAGACATTCAGAGGGCGCGTAACGAGGCAGGTGGTCTCGTTGCATTTATAAACAAGAAGCTTGAAGCCGCTGTTGCTGGACAAGCTATTGCTGCAAGGAGTTTTAGTGGCGTTGCTTCTAATATTGCTGACTTTAAAGAGTTATTTGAGGAGGCTTTCGGCAAACCACTTGTACAGCCTTTAATTGATGGTCTGACCGTTGTTTATGACTTACTGGTCAGCATTAAAGATGCAGCACTAGGCGGTGCTTCTGCTTTAGGTTCCTCTTTAGGCAATGCCCTGAGTACTGTGGGGGGTCTTGTAGCCGCCAGAGCTACCCAAGCTCAATCTCAACAAACCGACCCCTCAGCACAACTGACACGTTCAATTGATAATCTCACAGCTAGAGCTGACGCATTTGTTGCCAAAATACAAGATACACTTTCCTCTTTTGTTCTACTTGTCGGTAAGAGTCTTAAGTCCCTAGCACGGGGTTTTGCAGACTTGGGCGCTGCATTTGTTGGATTGAATATTAAGGTCTTACAAACGCTTTTAGAGACTCTTACAAATATGCTGTACATATTTCAACCTCTTATTGAGGTGACAGCTGACTTTGTGAGTTTATATGGCGATCTCCTGAGTATGCCAGTTGTTCAGCTTTTCGCGAATATTACTGCTCAGCTCCAATTAATGGAAAGACTAGGAGTAAATTCTGTAATTAAACTTTCTCTTGTTGCGGTTACTCTTATCAAGAGCTTTGGCACATTGAAGGCGATCACGATTAGTCTAGTCGCCACTATCAAGGCTGCGCTTGTGTCAGCTTTGCAATTAGCCGCCAGTGGTTTAGCAGCTTTACAGGCACTCTTAGTACCAGTTGTTGCTACTTTAGGAGCCGCCAATCCAGCTATCACCGCTTTTGCCGCAAACCTTACGAAAACCGCTGCTTCTGCTCAAGCTGCCGCCACCGGTCTGAAGACAGCTGCTGGTGCAACTGCTTTACTGACTAAAGCAACTGTAAAGTTTTTAAAATTCAATATTATTCTTCTTGCTGTCACAGTTGCTGTAGCAGCTCTCATTGAAGTCTTTAATAAATTTCGTCGTGAATTAGCTGAAGCTGAAAAGATTCGTCAATTTGATGAGAATATTCAAGCGCTCAACACTAATCTCAGTAAAACAGCTGTAGAAGGTGACGCAGCGGCTGCAGCCTTACGCTCTGTTGCAAAGGCTGAAGCTTTAGCCGCCGTTAATTTACTTAAGCAGAAGTTTGTAGAGGCAGCTAATGAAGTTGCCAAGCTTCAAGAAGAGATTGAAAAGCTACAAAAACAAGCTGAAAAAGAAGTTGACTCAAGCCCTCTCATCGGCTCTGCGGACTTGCTAAGGGATACACAGCGTCGTCTAAAACTAGCTCAGGCAGAGCTTCATAGGATCAAACTTCAATACACGAAGGCAGAATCTGATTTTGAAGCATTAGAAAGAAAAGATCGTTTAAAAGATGAGATTACTACGCAGTCAAAAGACCGCGATAAGCTCGAAGCCGAAATGGCAAGGAGGAAAGAGCAGTACAACGAGTCCATTCGAAGGAGAGAATTTTCGGCTCTGCAAGATCTAGCCAGGAAACGCATTGATCTTTTCCGTGCAGAAGAAAATTTGCGGATTAAACAGCTAGAGAAACGCAATGAAAAATTAATCGAAGGCGAAGAAGGGGCTTCGGCGGCGGCTTTACAGGCGTTTAATCAGTACCTAGTTCAAAAAGAACGGGGGGAACTTGATCTTGAAGCGCAGAAACGTGAGCTTACGCTTGCTAATGCCGATGTTGAAGAGCAGATCGCAAACTATAAATATGATTTAGAACAAAAGATTCTTGAGCTTAAAAAGAAGGGTCTCAAGATCGCCACGGTAGAGGCCGAGTTAGCCAAAAAGAAAGAAGAGGCGGCGAAAGCAAAAATTGACCTTGCCGAAATTGAAGGTGAACAAACCGCCATCACATCTGCAGCGGATCTAGGATTAGCGTCTGCTGACGGTTTTGCTTCAGCTCGACGCCGTGCTCAAGCAGTCTCAGCACAAATTCTTTCTCAGCAAGCCTTAGCTCAGGGCTTTATCAATCAGTCAAATCTGGACGAAATTGTCACCCGGCTTCTTCCGAATCGTCCACTTGAAGCAACTTTCGATAGCGTCGAGCGAGCCTCAACGCTTCTTAAACAGTTTGGTACTAACTTGCCTATAGAGGAGGCTCGGATCAATGCTGAGACCATAGCAACCAATAATATTATGCAGCGTGAAATAACCCAAACACTTACACATCTCAGAAAAGCTCTTTCAGAACAACCTGCTGTGTATGACTATCTAGAGAAGAAAATTTATGCGGCTTATAACGGTGAGAATGGGATTCTTAAACAGCTATACGCTGAAGCGGCTTTAAGGAAACTAGCCAATCAAATGCAGAAGGAGAGCGAATCGGCTTCGTCACTTCGCACTTCAATGCAACAGGGTAAATTACAGACCTCACAGGCTTTGATTAGTGGTCGTGCAGGATTGGAAGCTTCCTTAACCAACGATCCAAGGCTTATCCGTAGAATTCAGGCGCAGGCAAGCATTGATGCACGTCGTTTAGCTGAGGAGGATAAGCTTGGCGGTTCACTTTCTGGTGCTGCATTGGCGCAATTCAAATCTTTTTCTGCCGGAGAACTTGCCAATGCTGACCGTTTAGCTGAACTCGATATTCTTAGCCAGAAATTTGAAAAGATAAAAACAGTTGCTGAGGGTGCTGGAAACGCTATTGCTTCATCGTTTACCGATGGGTTTACTGCCATCCTTACTGGGGCCGCCAGCATTCAGGATGTTTTGGGAAATCTATTTACTGAGATTGCCAGAACCTTTCAAAAAATGGCTCAAAAGATGATTGCTGACATGATTCGTGTATTTATTATCAAGAAGCTTGTTGGTTTATTCAATCTGGGTGGATCATCAGGCATTCCCATGTCATCAGAAGCGTCCGTCGATGCCATCGACCAAGCCACCCTTTTTGACGGTCATGGTAATTACTTAGGCGGTAGTTTGCCTCAGTTCGCTAATGGAGGCATTGTCACTCGTCCTACCACCGCTCTGATTGGTGAAGGAGGCATGAATGAGGCTGTTGTACCGCTACCGAATGGCAAGGCCATTCCAGTTGATTTCAAGAAGGGTGCCGGCGGTGATGTGAATACCAGCATCACAGTTAATGTGGAACAAAGCGGTAATATGACAACGCAGATG